CAACCACAAAAGAATTGTGGCTAATAATCCAAACCAAGGCAGATTCTTGAATGGTTGGTTGCGTCGCATCAACGAGATGAGGTCTTTCACTGCCGATCCGTCGCAGTCTTTTTAATAGACTCGACCACAAAAATCGAGGCGCAGGTCGAGTCTAATATTTCGGCGCCTTCTCTTATAACCGATGTCTCAGTTCAAGAATCACTTGTATCTAGATTCTTACGATGGCTCAGGCGATAGGCATAAAATAGTATACAGCTAAAAACTGTTAAGCAAAATTTTAATAGATAGCAGGACTGACGCGCCCTGTGAACGTACAAGAACAACAGCGTATAGATTTTCAAAGCACAATAATACAGAAACATCACAACACAATAATATAGAAAATCCAATTCTCAACAAATAAAATCCAAAGCAAAATTATAAAACATTGTCTGGGGTTAGCGAGCCTAATTTAATATATCGCCGGCGAGTCTTTCGGAATGGAGAGCAACAGCCAGGTCCTCTGAGCATGCAGGGGCAAAATTGTATGAAAGTAGCCATTGTTACGAGTAAGACAATTGAGTTTAAGTTTGCGGTGGGTATGTGAAAACAGGGTATGGCCCGCCGGTTGCGTAATTGCTTGCTGAAGGTGATTACAATGCAACGAGGATGTATGATGGCGGTCCCATCTTGTCCCCCTTGCGGAACGCTTTCAAAGGCGCGTAGTTGACATAATCAATCCAACACTACATAAATATTCCGTTTCAGACTGGCGTCACTGGCAAGTGTCCCATCCAAAGGTATTTTTGGATACCCTTGGTCTGGCTGTACCGGCAGGTTATTCAAAACACGTTTATGTCTTTTCTTATAATTGCACAAACGAAATGCGAAACGAAGTTTACGAAGTGAGTTTTTCGTGCAGTGCTTGGTCTGAAAGACCATTAATAGTGATATCGTTTTTCTTATAAATGCGTTTGAGTAGTTTAATTACTTCAGAATTTTTTTCTTCCGATAATTCCCTGTTGGGTCTTAGAGATATATGATATATTTCGTTTGAATGAGTTTCCACTGAAATTACGCCAGTGAATTTTTGAAAGTACAGAGTGACAAATGCGTTTAATCGCAATTCTATCTCTCCGATGATTCTATCGACTTCGACTCCTGTGTCATTATCGACATGACGCATGTATTTGATCTCACCCTTAATGATGTATATCTCTGTAATGATCACATCGCCCTCTGGTTCCTTGACCCATATAAATCCTGGCTGTCTTAAAAGTGGTTTATTACTGAATAAGTGCAGTGCAAGTTCTCGCTTATTGAATATGTTTGTTTCATATGGGCTCCACTTGATGTTCTGTGAATCTAGCAGTCGAGTCAGTTCATATACCCATCTATGCTTTGTGTATTTTTCCCAGCATTCGATATCATCCTCTGGGATGTCTAAGTATTGAGTGTCTGCTTTTTTGTTCATGATATCTTCCTTACATATATTCTGTTTGATTTGGATTCTGTTCTTTGAGTCGCCTGTTTATAGTTTTTATTGCAATTTCTCTATCTTCAAAACTCATTCCCCAGGCACTATTGTAATCTATTCCCCCGCGCATGAAATAACAAATATCTTGAATTTGTTCTTTTAATGCCCTCGAGTCTCTCTCATATGATTCAATAAGGTCTCTTAACTGCTCGGGGGGCAGGAATATTAAGGACCTTATAAAAAATTTACAGGGTTGAAGTCAATCTCACTGTCCCATTCGTGGCCGCATTTTTCGCATTTAGCAGTGAATGATCTTTTGATGCCAATTTTATTAATTTCACCAATCAATTTGCCGATCATATCAGCAGTCTTCCTGTCAGTGTTTTGTAAGAATTCATAAATGAACTTCTTATCAGTAACATTAACATTACTTGATTCGTCCACTATCCTTATAATGCCTTTTGTCATTAGGTCAAAGTTCAGTAAAGAGATTTCTTTAAAAATCTTGGAAAATATGGCCGCCCGTTCTTCATCTGTTAGATTTTTACTTTCGAGTGCTCTTGTTAGTTTGTTCTGTTCAAACTGAGTCTTGAGTCCTGTTAGGAGTTCTGGGAATGAATATGGTTTGACAAAAATGGATAAGCCGGTGTCCAAATTTACAATATATTCTGGCTCCAAAAATTCCATATTGTCCAATGCATATTGCAGGTCGAGTTTAAACACGTTGTCGCTTTTGCATTTCGGACACTTAATCTCTGTCTCTAATGTGTCGTTGTATGTTGCGTGCCGAATCGCTGTGATAAGTGCTTCGATGTCGTTTGTTAGGAGTGACTTTGGCTTGTGTAGTTTCGGCACGCAACTATTTAGGACACCTATTAGCGCCTCACCGTTTAGAAGAGCGTCTGGGTTCTTCAGAGATAGTTCATCCTGCCCGGTCATCGGCATTATGCCTATTTCACCATCATCATTGAATTCAATAACATCGGGTGTATAGTATGATATACCACTTGGCAGTTTCAGATAGGATTTTATCCCTCTGAAGTATTGCTTTAGTGGGTTATGATGTTGTGTTGCGTTTTGGTCCATTTTTATCCTATTATGTAAATTGATAAATAGTATTGAGTAGCATTTCACTTATTTATCAAGGTATTTAATTAACTCCACATATGGCTGATAATAATGTTTATATAACAGGTACGGAAACTGGCGCCTTTGAAACGGCATTCGGCCGTTTGCCACCTTGGGCATCTCAGCGCACTACTGAGATCATTGAAGGTCATCTTCGTCGGTCCATGGGGATTCAAGCTGACATATTAAAGCAGTTAAAAGATTGCTGTGCAGGAAATACCGGAGGAGCAGGAGGAAATTCGTCTGAACAAACTAAAAAGTTCAATAATGAAGTGCTTCGGGCATCTAAGTTGCTTGCAGAGCAGAACGCCGAAGAAGAGAAAAAGTTAAAGCGGCGTAAGAAAGAAAACGACGAAGAGGAAGTTCAGGGAAAACAAACCAAGAAGTCACTATCACTCGGTGACATGTTTAACAAGACCCTAGCAGGTATGACTGGGATATCATCCAAGTTACTAGGGGTTCAAAAACAATACTATATAACTTCAGACGCCCTTTTTAAATCTGGCGTCAATATGCTTGCGGGAAACGATAGTACCACGTCGAGCATGACGGCACTAAATCAAATGATAGACTTAACTGGTCTAAGATTAGAAACTTTGCAGAAAATTGTCGAGGAGTTTGGCCCAACAGTGAATGCTGTCGGTATGTCGAAGTTTACAAAGGCAGTTAATGGGGCAGATCAACAGCTCAGGGAATACGGATTTACTACAGAAGAAACAGCGGAATTGATCGGTGTCATGATGACCGCCGAGGCTGGATATTCTGATGTTAGGAAAAGATCAACTGATCAATTGGTTGCTGATGCAGTTAATCTTGGTCGTGAACTAACGGACCTGTCTTTATATACAGGTCAATCTTCTAAGGCATTGCAAGCCAGCATAAAGGCATTATCTAAAAATACAGATTCTACGGTAGTTTCTGCTAGATACGGAAAGGATGCAGCAAACAGATTAAATATGTTTGCTAGCACTTTTGGAAATGAAGGCATTAAGGTACTAATTCAAAAGTTAGGAGCATCTGCAAACCCTCAGAACACACAGGCGTATAAAAATCTCATCACATCTGGTATGGGGCCGTTCGGAGATTCCCTTGCAGCACTTGCAGCATCGACCCGAGATGGAAGTATGAGTGCAGAAGAGGCTAGTAGGCAACTTAAGGAAATGGCGTCAGCTATTCCGTCGAGTGAATTGGACAGAATGCAACTTGTGGCAGAAAAATCCGGCTCAGCTTCACAGGAAACACTTGGAGTTATACAGGCGCTTAGGGAAGCCCAGGCCAATTCATCTGAGGCAACTGATAATCAAACGACGGCCGCAAAAGAAAGTCAAACTGCCATTTCCAACTTCTCCTCAGAACTAGAGAGGTCACAGTCGTTATTACAAGTGACATTCCCATTACTCGAGACGCAGGTCCAATTAGCTGCTGATGCATTGAAATTAGTTAATGATGCAGCAAAGGGTGTCATTGGTATATTTGACGAACAGGTCAGATCGTGGACGGCGGTCGGGTTTCAACTTGCCACTGTCGCGGTCCAATTAGGTGCATTCTCGATAGCTTTGTTGAAGGCAACTGCCTCCGCAGCGGGCAAAGCAGGGAAGTTTGGTGGTGTGGCCGGCGCTGCCGCGGCCGGATATGCAATTGGTACGGTCTTGTACAATTTAATTTCTAAGTTTGAATGGTTTACTGACCTTATGGATTATATTTTTACAAAAATAGATAAAGTATTGCAGTATATAAGTCCTGAAGCCAAAGCAAGGGTAAAGAGCAGAGAGGCGAACGAGTTAGCAGCAGCCGCTACACCAGTGACACCGAAAATTTCAATAAAAACGCCCGCTCCTGCAACCATTGCTAGTCCGTCGGCTGTGCCGGCCGACCCTGCTACTGTACCTAATAAAACTTCGCCCACAACACAACCTACATCACCTGTGGGTCCTGCATCTGGAATTGAGAAACCCCCGGGCGGTTCCGACATAAATAGCATAATAGGCTATCAAAGTAGTATCTTAGAGCAAATTTTACAAGGAACTAAAGACTTAGTGACTGTAAATAAAGATATTCTCAAACGCACAATGCCGTAATAGGAAAGCAAATGACTTGGAAGAAGTTTTTTAAACCCGTAAACTCTGTTTTACCAGTTGCTCAAAGAGCAGTTGATTCTACGTCGGCTTATGCATCTACATCAAAATATAGCAACTGGCTACCAGAGGTTTATTCCGGTCCACCAGATAGACTACAGCGATATGCAGTATATGATCAGATGAACTATGACCATGAAATCAGTGCGGCACTTGATACTATTGCTGATTTTGGATCGGAACCTGACTTAGTAACTAAAATGCCGTTGGTGCTTCAATACAATGAAGACCCGACTCCCAGCGAAATTCAAATATTAGAGAAAACACTTGGTCAGTGGGTTAGGCTTAACAGCCTGACAAGACGACTGTGGAGAATTTTCCGCTCTACACTAGTATATGGAGATCAATTCTTTCTGAGAGATCCGGAGACGTACAAACTATATTGGATTGATCCGGCCAAAGTCGAAAAAGTCATTGTTAATGAAAGTGACGGTAAGAAGATCGAAAGTTATTTCATCAAGGACATTGACCTTAATATGAAAAGCTTGGTAGCAACTAATCAGTTGAATAAGCTATCGAACGAAGCATTTGGTTCAAACAGCATCGTGTTCTCCCCGCCCATGCAGGGAAACATGAATTATGTGTCAGGCGGCTACGGCGGCGCAGGTACTGCTAACTATCAAGACGGCGGCGCCACGGCTGTAGATGCTGAACATATTGTGCAAATTTCCCTCACAGATGGCATGAATGCTGCTTGGCCCTTCGGTCTCAGTATACTCGAGCAAATTTACAAGGTTTATAAGCAAAAAGAGCTGCTAGAAGACGCTATCTTAATATATCGAGTCCACCGTGCTCCTGAGCGCCGTGTGTTCTTTATTGATGTTGGTACAATGCCCCCGAACAAAGCGCAGCAGTATCTAGAAAGAGTTCGTTATGAAGTACAACAAAAGCGTATTCCAAGTAGAACTGGCGGCGGTGCTAATGTGGTCGATTCGACATATAATCCTATGTCTATCTTGGAAGACTATTTCTTCGCAGTCACGAGCGAAGGGCGAGGATCTAAGGTTGAAGTATTGCCAGGTGGCGAGAATTTAGGTGACATCGACGACTTGCGTTATTTCAACAATAAGATGCTTCGGGCACTTGGTGTTCCTAGTTCGTATTTGCCGACAGGTCCGGAGGACGGAACAGCATCCGTGAGTGATGGTAGAGTTGGTACAGCATTTATACAAGAATTTAGATTTTCTAAAGTTGTTACCCGATATCAGCAACAAGCTATCGAGCCACTAGATATGGAATTTAAACTATTCCTGAAGTTCCGTGGAGTATCGATTGATAATAGTTTATTTGAGTTAGCATTTACCCCGTGTCAGTCCTTCTCTGAATACAGAAAGCTAGAATTAGATTCAGCAAGAATTAATACATTTACGGCACTAATGGACGTATCATTCGTATCTAAGAGATTTATCCTCAAAGAATATCTAGGTTGGACAGATGCACAGCTTGCAGAGAATGAACGTATGTGGAAAGAAGAACGAAGCAGACTCACGAAGTCATTTGCGCCAGAAGCAATCGGCGGCGGCGGTGCGCCAGCAGGGTTGTCCGATGTCGGCATCACTAGCTCTGGTATTGACGATATGGCACCAGAGGATGACGATGCCGGTGCCGATATGGCTGACACTGAAGTGAGCGATACAGAAGTAGATAACTTCGGCGAGACATAAATACATTTATGAAAGCAAAAGATTTACTCGTCGAATATTATGACCCAGCAGATGATAAGTCTGGGCAAATTAAAATGGATGATACAAGGCGCCCAAGACTTACTATGCTCCACTTACAGAAGCTTAGGAAGTCTAGGGATGCTGAAAGATATGAGACTGCTCAACATTTGGATTTTCTACCAGATATGTATGGTCAGACCGCTGAACCAGGATCTGGCGGACTATAAAGTAGTTTTTTAATTCACAGTCTGCCCAGGCTAAATAATATCGTATAGTCACATTTTAAAAAATGGCGTTTTTTAAGCCATTTCTCCCCACTTGTTCAGTCTTTGTGTTAAATACACAGAATACCAATGTTAATGGTAATTTTGAAATTTAACGAATTTAAGGAGACTGGGCATGTCACAACAAAAGAAGCTTGAAAGAGTTTTGGATCTTCTACTATCCGAAGACCAAGACCAGGCATCCGAACTTCTCCACCAAATCATTGTAGAAAAAGCTCGCGTAATTTATGAAAGCATCGTTGAGGAAGAAGACGATACCGATCATGAAGAAGACGACCAGCTTGACGACGCAGATGAAGTTGGCGGCGAACCAAGCAATATTTCCGGCGAAATCGGCGCTGATATGGAAGAGATTGATTCTGATGAACACAACGACGGCGAAGCCGGCGGTGAAGAAGCAGGTGAAGGCGACGAAGAGTCCGACGAAGAGGACGAAGGCGAAGTAGAAGACCGCGTTGATGATTTAGAATCTCAACTAGCTGAGCTACGTGCAGAATTTGATGCACTAATGGGCGAAGAGGCAACAGAGCCATACCATGATGAAGAAGACATGGCAGCATTTGACGCCCCCGGCGACGAAGCTGAAATGGCAGTTGACACTGACATGGACTTTAGCGGCGAAGACGAAACTGTCGTAGGCGAAGTTGTTGCACGTACTTTTGAAAACAAGTCGAACCGAAAGCTTAAAGTAGCCCCGCAGGCTAAGAAGACACCTGCAGGCAAGCGTGCTGACGAGGAAACACAATTCCTTAACAAAACAGCTGACACAGGCCAGAAAGGTACAGCAAAGCTAGTTGGAACTGGTAAGAACACACCTCACGGTGCTGAACAGACCCAGTCACCATACACCCACGCTCCAAGCAAGAAAGACTACGGCGGAACTACTAAGAACATTCTTGGAAGCAAAACCACCGGCGGCGAGTACGGAAAGTATCATGGCGATTCAGCTAAAGACGACACACCTTCGGACAACGTAAAAGTTGATCCTAAGAAGTCAGGCGTTAAGGCAGATACAACAGCCAAATACACAGGCGGCAAGGCAGCAGGTGAAGGCTTTTCAAAGTCACCATTTACTAAGAAGCCAGCGTAAGGATACATATGGCCGTGGCAAATAAACTATACGAGTTTCTGTCCTTCGATAGAGCACACGTTGAGCTCTTCGAACAGGAAAACAAAATGACTGGTGGTAAGGATCTCTGCATGAAGGGGATCTTTATTCAGGGTGACGTAAGAAACCAGAACCAGCGTGTTTACCCTGTTCGTGAGATTGCCAGGGCTGTTAATTCTATTACTGAAAAAATTGGCGCAGGTCAATCAGTTATGGGAGAGCTTGACCATCCGGAAGAGCTTTCGATTAACCTTGATCGCGTGAGTCACCTCATCACAGAAATGTGGATGGACGGTGCAGACGGATACGGTAAGTTGAAAATTGTTCCAACTCCGATGGGAAACATAGTTAAGACATTG